CGGATAACTCTTCTAAAGAACCTTTTCTCTCGATGGCAACAATTTGATCCATATACATATCGCGAGGTATATTAAGTTCATCATTCTTTGGTATATAGTATGAGAAATCAGCATAATTTAATTTCTTTACTTTATAAGGTATTTTCTTTTCATCAAAATATTTGGAAATATGATTCCATGACTGTTCACGAGTATCTACAAGTATTACGATTGATTTTAGTAATTCCTCTTTTTGTTTATCTGTATATTTATAATAACTTAACAATCAATCACCTCATCTATAAATTTATAAGTAACATTATTATATTTAGGCATCCAAAATTCCTTTGTTCCTTCAACTTCTTTATATATTTTCTTTCCTGTTTCCTGATTTACTTCTCCAGTCGGCTCCTTCTGGGGTTTGACATCAAAACTCTTAACAAATAAAAAATCTCCTTGATTAAACATATTTTTATGATATTGACTTGACCACATTTTAGTTTCAATAATCTCTCCATTTTTGATTCTATATACATTAGTTTTTACAATTAATTTCATAACTTCTAAATCAGAAACATAATATACATCTTCTGAATATTTTTTATCTGAATGTGTAATAATCCCAAGAATTTCTTTTTGATTGTCTATAATTTCTTTTATTGTCATAGGTTTAACATGTATATTTTTAATTATGTCTAATAACAAATCAATATTTCTAAGTTTGGTAATCTTTTTAGCATCTTTATTTTTAGGATTAATATATCCATATTCTAGAACGTAATTAAAATCTAAATTTAGTTCTGGTAATTTCTTTATTGATATTTCTTTTGCTCCTTCTAGCAATTCATGCCATTTGACAATTTCTAATAAATATTTTACCTCTCCAAATTGCATAAAGTAATTTAATTTAATCAACTTATCCAATACAGTCTTGTTGATTTTAGATCCTTTTAAAGCATTTAAAAATTCAATAAAATCATTATATTCACTTTCTCCTAATTCATATAATGATTGAGATACTATTTCCCCAAATCCTTTAATGCTTGATAAATTTGGGTATATAACTTTATGAACTTCATCTACATTTACTCTACGATTGTCTTTTCCAAATTCATAGTTTCCCAATTTATATCCATAGAATGTTAAAGCCTCTTTTACAAGAGCATCAATTTTCTTTTTATTTTCTTTGTCTTGGTAATGATTAATTGCAACCTCATAAAATTTTGCTGTATGATGTGCTTTAAACCATGCCTGATAAGCACTGTCTCCTCCCATACTTAAAGCATGCGGAGCATTGAAGGCGTAAAAACTGGATGCCTCGATTACATCCCATATTTTTTCAAAGTTATCTAGATTGCCAATAATATTTATCCAGTTTTCTTTTAATTTTATTTGTAAGTCATCTAATTTCTTTCCTTTTAATTTTTTCTTGGATATTGCTTTCAACACCCCATATGCTTCTCCCATAGGTAATCCTAGATATGCTAATAATTTCATAATTGATTCTTGATACAACATAAAGTGATAACTATCTTCTAATATTTTATCAATAGTTTCTTCTCCTGTTGTATATTTTTCTCTTGCTAGGAATGTTCCAAGAAGTGATTTAAACCCTGGCCTAATTCCAGCTATGAATGCACTAGATTCTGCTAAAGTGGTGGGTTTATAACGTTTTACTTTTTTTGTTGTTGATTCTTTTTCTACTTGATTAACACAACAAGTTATTCCATTTGCATATATATCCCACGTTAATTTATCTCCACTAATCATTTCTCTCAATTCATCAAAACTAGGAACTGATTTTCCAATACTTTGAAAGAATTTATGAGTTAAAGCAACGCTATCAACAACGAGATAATCATTTTTTACATATCCAAATTCATCAAGATAATTTCCCTCAATACAAGCACATAGAGTACATTTTCCTGTTGTTTCTGATACCGCATTAATTAAACCTATTTTACGTCTAATATCTCCCTCTAAGAGTAAAAAACCGCAAGGGTGAGCTTTTAAGTTGATCGTGATTCCCTGATATTCTAAACTTCCTTTATAAATTTCTAAATATTCTTCTGGAATAAAATCTTCAATAAGAATAAATTCTTTATCTTCTTCATCTGCATATTTTAGTTTGTCATTATATTGACTAATATGTTTTGATATCTCATTAGATATTTCTGGTTTTACATCACTAACTCCTGAGTATAATTGCCATGCTGCCTTCTCTTTAAGTTTTTCAATTGCCATTAAAGGATAACAACTATGTTCTCCAATAAGTTCTCTTGTTGCTTCTATGAATGGTTCTGGAGATGCAAGATTATAATCAATATCTGGCATCTGTCCACTTATAACCCTCTCCTTTGTAAGAAATCTTTCTGGATAAATAGGAATTTCACAATTGAATCTATCAATAGTTGTAAATCCTAAAAGTTTATTGATTACATAAGATGCAGAACTTCCTCTTGATGTAGTTGTAAGAATTCCACCTTTTTCATTAACTGCTTTAGATATAATCTTGTCATTTGTTAAGAAATAATCTACAACTCCACTGTCAATAATTTCTCCTGCCTCATATATAATTCCATTCATTTTATCTGTAGTTTTTAGTGTTTCTTTTTTATATCTTTCATTTAGTATTTTTTTGAATATATTAACACGCTCGTCATATGTGGTATTTGGATACACACAAGGAATTTTAAAATGTTTATCAAATACTATTTCTTCACATTCATTTTCAAATATAAGAGTGTTCATCATGGAAGTTAATATTTGTCTATCATTTAATACTCCTTGTGTTTTAAATCTATTAAATACTTCTTTTCCATCGGGGAAATCTAAATACCAACCCTCTTCATCTTCATAATTAATTCCCTTGTATTTCAATATTTGATCACGCTTGATGGAATCTTTTTCTTCAACAAAATGACTATCTAAACCACAGATGATTTGAATATTATTTTTTTCTGCTATCTCTATAATTTTCTTGTTTAAAATTATTTGACTTTCAGTATTATGATTTTGAACCTCTAAAAAGAAATTGTTACCAAAATATTCATGTATCTTTAACCATATCTCTTCTGCATCTTCATATTTCCAACCAGCCACACATGCAGAAGTAATTATGAGATTTTCTTTTGGAACATTAAATAGAAGTTCCAAATCAATTCTAGGTTTATAATAATATCCATCTTCATTTGCAATAGAGAGGATATAATTCAAATCCTCTCGTCCGTCATGATTGACTGCAATAATCATCATATGACAATTGTTTCTATCTTTTTCTAATCTGTCTTTTACCCAATACACCTCTGCTGAATGTCTATATTTTAGATTAAACTCTTGTGCTGTTTTGTATACTTCGAATTGATTGCCTTGGTTTCCATGATCACCACTAAACAAACATTTTCCTTTATATTCTACTGTCTTTTTAGCGTAATTTTTAATAGATTCTGGGGAGTCAGGGGTTGATGAATTTGAAAAATCTTTGTGATTATGGTAATTTTCCATGTACATATTTGTTGCATATTCGATAGGACTATAAGGAAATATAAATGGAAGATTAGGAATAATATCTTCAATTATTTTTTGCATTTATGTTATCACCTCCAATATTGATTCAATACTTTGATTATTTTTAAATATTTTTCCCCATGTAGACTTATAATTTAAATTATATGTATTGCAAAATTCAGCTAACAATATTTTTTCATTATCAAATTCAATATATACCCGTTTCTCTTCTTCACAAATGTTGTTTTCTGTAATTTTATATTTTATTATGTCAAGTTCATTTGGGATATTTCGGAGAATAATTTTATCTATTTCTCTTGAAGATTTAGCATCAAAGTATAAATATCTAATATCTTTTTTTAGTCTTGATGTTAAATCATACTTATTTTTAAGTATATCAATGGCAAACTGAACATCTTCTTGTTCATATTCCGCAACGCATAACTCCCAATTAGACCTACTCCTATATCCATCGTCTAACATCCATATTGAAAACGAAAACTCATTCATTAAATTCAATAAATATGTATATGATTTACCACGATAGTCTAAAAAACAATCTTGAATTCTTGTACAAACTCTATATTGTGCTTGACATAAATAAGACTTTCCGTTAAATTCTCTATATCCTGCTTCCTTTTTTGTTGGAGGTATATTACAGAACTCTTTTAATAAATCATATTTATAATATAGATAATCTTTTTGATTTTCTGCATGTACAACTATAAAAATTGGTTGCGTTTCTCTTCTATCAATATGACCATCACCTAACATAGAACCAATAATTAAATCCTTTTGTTTATCATTTAATTGTTTATGTATTTGTCTATACTCTTGAGTTATCCTATGTTTTTCTACACACCATTTTTCTACAACTCTCTTCTTAGCATTTGCTTCCAGAGCCATTTCGTCATGACTTAAACCTTCAACTACATATTTTTGATAACACCAATCATAATCTTGATAAATAGCCTTAAATTTAGAACTATTTGGATATTTTGTTTCGATACCCATACTTGAAACCTTACTATTTATAGCACAATAACTAACCTTATTTAATATTATTGCAATTTCTTCATATGAAATTTTTTTATCTACTAATTCTATTAACTTTTTCTCTTCTTCTGGAGTCCAATATACTTTCTTAAAATTTATATTTGGTCTAGAAGGATCAGTAATTTTACCTCGCCTAATTAATTGGGTATAATGTTTATTGCATAATTTATTTCCAACTTTACTATTATAATAAAACTTTGTATCCTTTTCAGATACACCACATACACTACAATATTGAATTTCTTTCATATATCCTCCTATTATTTATTAATACACTTGAACATCTTTCACCATCACTTGTTTGCTTCTTATAGTTGTTTTTGTTCCGAAATTATACCAAGAATTTACACTTAGACTTCCCAACACATCAACAAACATTGCCCCTTCAATATTACTAATTTCATCTTCACTGACATTGAACTTCACACACTCTAAATCTTCTGCATTGAATTTTATATGTATCTCTTTCATGATTTTGACATCTCCAACAGGCAAATCTTCAATAATAAATAATGGTTCTTTAAATCCTTGACCTGCTATGAAAGATAATCTCTGAATCTCATATAATAAATCCCATGTAATATCCTCCACATTAATAATCATGTCGGCCTCAACAACATATTCTTGTTTCATGTGTTCAAGTTCTAAGTCAATAATCTCATATATTTTATCTAGATTCTCAGGCTTAAATTCCACCCCAAATGCTCCAGAATGCCCCTCTACGCTCTCAAATAACTCTGTGCGTGATAATGCTTCCTTAAAGTCAAACTCATTCCCATATCCCCTACCACTACCTCCTAATGCACCAGTTTCTTTATCCAAACTAACGACTAGTGTTGGTCTCTGATATTTCTGAGCAACATTTTGTGCGATTAAACCATTCAGTGTTGTATTTGCTTCCAATTCAGTAACATCTACTATAATTATTTTATGATCTAAGTTGACTATGTTTTCTATTTTTTCAACAATTTCTGCTTGCAATACTTTTCTTTTGTCATTCATTCCACCACAAGTCTTAATTAAAACTTTCAATCTTTTTTCATCTTCAGTTGTGAGTATTTCTATAATATCTTCAATTTTCCCTAACCTAATAATAGAATTTATGAATGGTACTAAATAAAATGCAATTGTTGTCGCATTAGGTTTATACTCTTTCTTTAAGTGCTTTAGAATTGCTTTAAGAGACTTATCACAATTATTATGTATTTTCAGCAATCCTTTTTGGATTAATGCTCTTGTTTCTGGATCTGAAACATCCATCATATCTCCGATTAAACCAACTGCACATAAATCAATATAATTATCAGCATAAAAAGTAAGCATTTCTTCATCAATAGCTTTACAAGTCTGATAGGAAACTCCTGCACCACTGATATTTTTATTAGGATAATCATTACATTGAGGATTGACTACTATAGCATATGGATTATCTTTTTCTATATTATGATGGTCTAAAATTACAATATCCATATCTTTACTTAATTCTTTGCATTCTTCAACTGAATTACTGCTACTGTCAACAATAATTAATAAATCTAATTCTTTTGGAACATTATCTACAATTATTCCATGACCTTTATTTCTTTGATGATATATAATAATTGGACTAAGGCCACAATCACTTAAATATTTATACTTTATTGTTAGAGAAGTTACACCATCGGTATCAATATCCCCATAAATTCCCACTATTAATTTATTATTTATTGCATTTATAATTTTTTCAACTGCTAATTCCATATTGGATAGTTCCCAAGGACTATTAATATCATTATCACTGGGTTTAAGAAATCTCTCTTTATCCTTAATTCCTCTTATTTTTAAAATTTTATCAGTCATTGAATCATATTCATTATATTTTTCTTTAGGTTCTAACACCTTCCAATTTTCTTTCAACAAATCACACCCATTCTACAAAATTATTTTTTAATTCTAAAAATTTATTTTTTCCTAAGTCAGTCGGACTCATTTTTGATTCTTTAGGTAATACTTTATTTTCTCTATCTATTATATATCCAATCTTAATGTCAAAGAATTTAATCATTGATTTTACCTTCTGTATTTGATTTAATATTACTTCTTCATCTAATCCTTCATCATACCCAAACAAAATCTTTTTTGGATTAAGATTAATAATATGTATTATCTGAGGAGTGTGAATTGAATTACCTCCCAATGCTAACCCTGTATAAATTCCTATTGTATCTAATTGGAGAGCAAATTTCTCTGACTCTCCAATATATAGTTCGTCACATCCTTGCAAATATTGATAATTTTCAGTGTATCCATATAATGTCTGTGATTTAGGATGTGGAATTACTGGAAACCATTTTAGTGTATTATCTTCATCATAATCACCATTATATCTTCCAGTAATTCCTACCAATCTGCCATCGAAACTCCACCAAGGACATGTAATTCTTTGAGATATAACATCAAAACCAATATTGAATTTCTTTTGACTGTCAATTGATATTCCATCTGCAATAAATTTCATATTAAACTTATTCGCATAATGAATTAGAATATTATTATCATAGTAGTTTAAATCAATAGTTGATGACTTTTTAACTCTTATTTTGTCGTAGAAACCTCCAAATATTGATTTTCTTTTTGTATATGTTGAATATTCTATTCCTAATTCTTTTTTTACTACATTTATTACGTCTCTATAATCAACATTTTTGCTTTTAATAATAAAACTAAATAAATCACAGTTGATCCCCCTACCATAATCAGAAACATATAAATAATCATTGTTTACTAACTTTATTCTAATGGAACTTTTATTGGTATCTTCTCCTATTCCACAGCGAATCTCATGTGATTTAATTCCAATATTACTAAATCCATATTGCTCAAGAATATTTTCAATATGTTGTGGATTATTTATGAGTTTATTTTTAATTTCCATAAGCATATTGAAAATTCCTCCTTCTTAAACTCCTATCCTCCCATGCTTACATCTTGCATAAGCAGATTCTACAAATGTCCCAGTATTACCATTAAATTTGAGAAGCATTGCGATTCCTGTATCACTAGAACATTCTCCATTTCTATTTTTTTCAAAGAATAGCATTCTATATACTCCAGTTTCATCTACTGTATATTCTTCTTCACACCATTTACCTGCAATCTGTTTTCTTCTAAAAGGTCTACAAAAGTATTTTTTATTTTCCTTATCTAGTTCATCAGAAAACACTGGTCTTAATAATAATAATGTTTCAAGAATTTCCTTTATCTGTTTTGATTGAGACAGAGTAGATGCATCTAAGAATAATGTGCCAAATAATGCTTGTGCTAACTGAATATTTGCTAATCCAATTAGGTTATATTTCTTTGCTACCTTGTCTAATTCTCTTGAATCTTTAATTAGGGTTAACCAGTTCTGATCATTCTTATCATTGCTTAATTCACTTTTAAATGTATCGTATAAATATGTATCAAATCCTTGAGATAAAGCATATTGTCGTATTTTCTTTTTAACTAAACCAATATCTGCATCTGCTATTTGTATAAATTTGAAGTGAGATTTAAATTCTTCATTCCATATCTTTTGTGCTTTTTTTATGTATTCTTTATCCTCTGTGGTTAATTCGTCTTTGTTTTTCATTTTTCGTTTAGTTACTTTGAAATATTTTAATCTCTTAGCCAATATCCATGTAATAAATTGAATCTTAAACACTGTACTTTTCTGCTCATTAGTTATGATTAATATTTTTCTACCATGAAAAGCCATACTCATAAGCATCGTGACAATTAGAGTTGTCTTACCTGAACTTGAAAATCCACCCAACATGTTTAATGTTCCCTCTAAAAATCCACCCACTTGATTTGATATATATGGCAAGCACATTACATCATCACCATTTACATCTTTTCCACATACATCAAATGGTACACCACTTTCTAATCCTTCTTGTAATTCTTCAAGAAATTGGTCTGTGATCTCCAAATCTCCCTCTTCTAGAATTTTACTGCTACTTCCAGTAGACATTTTAGATAAAAGATTTTCATACCATTCGAGCACACTTTCGCTATCCATTTTTCTGAATAATTTTAATGGTATAACTTGCTTCCCTTCCTCTTCAATAGGATCTAAGAGGTTAAAACCTCCTTTATAGAGATTAAGAATTATATTCTCTCTATATAAAATATCTAAGTATGTATCCCAATTTTTATCATTAATAATATTGACTAAATTTTGAATAACATCCCAACCACCTCGCTCGATGAACGCACCCTCAATTAATTCAGAAACATTCGAAAGTATAGTGATCTCATCCAAAGAATTAAATCCCTTATTCCTAATATGTTTAAATAAACCAAAATAGAAAACAGAATCATGACATAAAAAATCTTTAGTATCTAAGTTTATTTCATCTAAAAGTAAAATATCTTTTGCTAAACATGATATAACATTACCCTCTATTGCTATTCTTCCCTTTAAAAGTTCTTCTGGATACTTATCGCAACCAGTTAAAAATCCCTCGATATTAGCCACTCAATCACTCCACTTCATCAAGGTAATCTTCTATGCTCTTTTTACGGTTTTTAGGTTTATATTTTACTCCTACCACTTCGGCATCAGATTGTTTATTGGTAACTGGAATAGAAACTATATAATCTTTCATATTATTTTTTAAAATAGTCGTAAAATATTTTATTTTTCCATATTCACTTGAAAATGACTTACTCATAAATTTTTGTAAAGCATTCATATTTTCCACAACGTATAAATTTATTTTTTCATAATCATAAACTTTAGATATTTCACTTAATTCTTTATGTAATATAGTGTTGGTTATTATATATCCAAATACATCATTAATTTTTTCTAGAAGTATTTTTCTGTTTTCTTTATCATTTATAATTTTAAGATAATCTTTTTCAGTACAGTAATATTCATTTTTATTATTCACAATAACCTTATAAGCAATATCTCTATCAATCTTATTCCCAACATGACATTTACAATTTACTAACATTGCATCACTCCTAAATAGGATAGGGAGGCCGAAACCTCCCCTTATTTTATCTAAATAGACTTAAAATTTCATTAAATACTTTGGTTGGCAAAGTTGCATCAAATTTTGTAGTACCATTTGCTTTAAGAATTGATTTAACAGATTCTTTTTGCTCATCTGTTGCCACTTTATAATAGGTAGTAATTTCTTTAATAAGTTCTTTATTTACTTCAGTATCTACCTTATCAGTATCAACAATTTCTACTTCTTTAATATCTTCCTGTCCTTTATCTTCTTCTATTTCAGCAATTATTTTATCTTCTTGTCTTTCTTTAATTACTTCAAGTTCTTCAACAGTTGATTCTCCATGAAATTTATCATGTTGCTTTTTTATAGCTGTAAGAACAGTTTCGATAAAAATTGGAGCGCTGAATTCAATTTTAGGTTCTATGTATTCAAAATGAGATTTTACGTCAATTGCATACTCTTCATCTCTAAATACAATTACTCTTTTTTCAGAAGCAATTCTCCCAACTTGTTTTTCTTTCTTACTAAAAGCATCTTTAACAGTCTCTAAGTTATTCATTTCCCTTTCAATATAAGCACACCCTACAACATTAACCTTATCTTTGATTGCTGTATAGTATTTTGCCTCTAAATTTGAAGTCAATTGTTCAAATTCAATATCAGTCATAGGATCTTTTTTATTTTTTATTTTAGTATGACCAATGAAGAAAATTCCATATCCTGCATCTCTAAGTTTAAATAAAGTTGTTACAACAATATCTAATACTTTATTTTCTCCTGCTTGAAATCCACCAAAGGCTTGTTTAATTGATTTAACACGCTTATCAATAACAACCGTAGAATTAAACATATCTAAAACTTCTTGTTCTGCTAATCTGAATACTTCATCAACTGTATCAATTGCAATTAACTTTAAGTCTTTATAGTCTTCATTTCTGTAATCAACTAGATCATCAACCATTTCAGATACGTCAGACCATGTTTTTGCTCTATCTGATAAAATATTTCCTAAATGTTTTGGTTCTGGTTCTTGACCAATTGTTAGAATCATAACTCCATCTTCACCATATAGCGTTTTACCTACCTCATAAGCAAGGGTAGTCTTACCAATTCCGGCTATCCCATTGAATAAATAACAATAATTAGCAAAATCTACCATAACTTCTTTTCTTTTTCCAACTTTTCTACGTGCCAAATTTAAAACCTCTTTCATTTATTATTTTATTTTGTTATTTTAAGAAATTGAGAATTAATAAGGAAGATCGTCATCGTCAACATCAAAAATATTTTCATCTTCATTCTTTTGTGCTTCTGCAATAACAAAATCTAAATCAGTCAAAACAGTATCTTTACGTCCTTTTGAATACCCCTTTGCAACATTAATAATTACCATTTCTTGAACTTTATCACCGTATATTTCACCACCAGTTTCTTTGCGGATCTCTTCACGAATCTCATCAAATGTGATAGCATCCATTTCTAATAATTCCTTTTGGAAGTCACTTAGCATATCCATTGTGATTTCCATTTTTTGTGATCCATCAAGTAATTTTACTTTTAACCCTAACTCTTTCCATGATTTATCCTTAACAGTGAATTGATTAATCATCATGGTATTAAATTTCTCTACTTTTTTATCAGTATCGTTTTTAGAAACATCAATAACTAAAGTAACTGGGGCAGAAATTTCTTTCTTTTGATCATTATCATAATTCCTAATAAACCCATTAATATAATATTTTTGTGTTTTCTTTAATAAACTATCGTCTAAACTATTTTTATTAAAGAATAGTGTAATTTGAGCTGTCGAAGAAGGTTCTACATCTTTCTCTGCAAAATAAATGCGATTAGGAACTAATTTTTTGTAGTATTTTCCTTGATATTCAGTGTAGAGTATATCACCAATGATTTTAAATAATTTGTCTTGAACTTTATCAGTAGGAATGATTTCATGCATATATTCTGCAAAATCTGATTCATCAATGAATTCCTTGCGTTTATTCTTACTAGTTTCTAACTCTCCTAAAACATCAGTCATTCCCAATTCAAGTAGTTCCTCTGATGTCAGTCCACTTTCATTAAGTTTTTCTGCAGCCTTTTCTAATTTATGTCTATTTCCATACTCTTCTAAGTCAATTATAAACTTTTTAAATTCTGCTACATTTTCCATAACTTCTGGTTTAAAACGATCTTTCCAAGGAATTTGGAGTTTTTCTCCTTTGATTTTTTCACCACTTTCAGATTTTCCACTCTTAGAGAATGTAAAAACTTGACCATGACCATCCTTGAAATGACCACCTTTTAATTTAAGCATGTGTCTATTAACCCCAGCTACTGCATTGAAAGCTAACTCATTAATAACCCATC